CCGCTAACTTGGTCGTAAACTTGGTCGCTAACTTGGCCGCTAACTTGGCCGCTAACTTGGCCGCTAACTTGGCCGTAAACTTGGCCGTAAACTTGGCCGCTAACTTGGTCGTAAACTTGGTCGCTAACTTGGCCGCTAACTTGGCCGCTAACTTGGCCGCTAACTTGGCCGTAAACTTGGCCGTAAACTTGGTCGCTAACTTGGCCGCGAACTTGGCCGCTAACTTGGTCGCGAACTTGGTCGCTAACTTGGTCGCTAACTTGGCCGCTAACTTGGCCGCTAACTTGGCCGTAAACTTGGTCGTAAACTTGGTCGCTAACTTGGTCGCTAACTTGGCCGCGAACTTGGCCGCTAACTTGGTCGCGAACTTGGTCGCGAACTTGGCCGCGAACTTGGCCGCTAACTTGGCCGCTAACTTGGTCGCGAACTTGGTCGCGAACTTGGTCGCTAACTTGGCCGCGAACTTGGCCGCTAACTTGGCCGCTAACTTGGCCGTAAACTTGGTCGCTAACTTGGTCGCTAACTTGGCCGTAAACTTGGTCGCGAACTTGGTCGCGAACTTGGTCGCTTTTACCATGCTCTATAAGCAATATGTTAGCTGCATATTGAGCTGCGAGCGGACTATCTACCACAATAAACTTAGGAGCCTTAAGTCCTGTCAGCTCATACATCCATTCAATACCTGCTTGCGCTGCATCACGATCAAGTTCGTCACCAGCCAATAAAGCTAGATTGATCCACTTATCCCGTACCTCAGCCATCAAGAACTCTTGATCTTCAGTAAGTTGTGTAATTTTATCTTTCGCCATAATGATACTTCCCTATTCCTTTGTTATTGTTTACCCGTTATCAGTCCCAAACTTGGCGCATAACGTTTAAGAAAGGATCGTATTCCTGCTTCTGAATAACTTGGTAAAGACCTTGCATAACATTCAGATCATTGTGTCTATTAACTGTTTTCTGGTGAACCATTTTACCGGGCTTGAACAAACGTACATACAACTCTTTTTTGTCTTTAGTCGTCATAACATCGAATGTCTGACTAGACTCAAGTACGTGGTGGTGACCAGTTTCACTATGACCAACAACAGAGCTCTTCACATGCTTCGTGTCGACAGCTTTACTGCATTCATCAACAGGTACAAGTAATACCTCACCGTGTCTTACTGCTCGTAATATTGTTACTGAATCTTTCATGTCGTTCTCCTTATGTTATATCTCTAGTATACAGCTACTTACTACACACGTCAACATCAATACTATTAAAAACTCCCCAGGTATCAATCTGGGGAGCAAACAAGGAATAAGGAAGAAACGTTTGGATACTCTTCGCGTTTTGCCTTAGTAGAGTCATCACACCGTACTAAGAACTGGTTATAAGTTAGCGCTCGGATTATGGATCTCATAATCGTACTGACCAGAGGCGAATCACCGAGTTTCACAGAGTATCACATTAAGAGTGAAACAAAAATAGTTGTATAAGTAAATACTTAACTGTATTATTGAGATAAGTTTATCAAAAGATGTCAAAAACTCTTGATAAGCCCAGAAATGAAAACGACCCCTGATTAAAGGAGTCGCATCACTCAAAAGATGTCATAAATATATGATATACCTTCAAGTGATGTTTGTAAACAACATTTTTCATTTTGCGCCTAGGAACACCACTTTTAGGGTGAAAGGGGGGCGTAAAAGAACCTGGATCATTTTCGGCATGTGCTGCAGATGATCACTTAACAATTAGGTAGATATGAGACTGGAAGAGCTTTCAGGGGCAAGTACAATGACTACCCTCGTTAGTTTAACGGGTAAAAACAGTCAAAAGGGATTGAAAGACGCTAGGTTCGAGTCCAGCACGAGGGGCCAAGCATAACGAGGCGTCCATGCCACGCCTACAATCCAGTCTCTTGCCTGCCTAATTGAAGAGCACAACTAAGAGACAACGTTTTCAGCTATCGTATAAGCTTCGCCGGGACAGTGTAGTTAAACCTCTACTGCTCATTAACAAATTGAATACGTAAAACATCTATATCCTTATCTGCGCCCAAATCATATCGATAGGAGAATCATATGAAATACAAATGGGAAGATACTAGAGAGAAGTTATCAAAGATAGAAAAAGAGCTTGGCATAGACTACAGAAAGCTTGAAAAAGCCTGTGAGTTTGCAGCCTATAGAATATACCCAGTCTACCAAGCCTTTAACCTAGAAATAGGTGATAGAACACCAAGCTTGCACTACTTGTCACAAATCATATTTGAACTAGCTGTAAGTCAAATAAACGATCCTACCGACACCTACTCATGGGGGGGTATCAATATTGAAGCCTGTGAAGTTGGAGAAGAAGAGAATGATTACTATGCTATAAACGTTAGCTATCACCTAAACTCTGTATGGTACAAAGACATCAAGAAGAACCAGTAAACTAATTATTGGGCGCAGTTATGGGATATAGATTGTGTTACTCTTACTACCGCGCTATCGCTTGCTCACGCTCCGATAACTGTCGTAATAAGATGAGTATTTAAAAACACGACATACGTACACAGAAATAGATTTCACTGTTTTGGTGTTGATTGTAAGGTTCCCTGATAGAATGTAGCTCCCTGGTTACACTAAATCTATGAGGGTTATTTGTCGTGGTATCATCTAGTTACTATGCCCACAATACCTATCTGGCCTCAAGGACCTTGGAATAATCGAAACTACAAATACAGCCCGTTTAAACCTAGTAAACCATTCAAGATACCTAAAGTATCTACTAAGCCCCCTCGTCCTATATCCATAGATGAACTCTTCAGTGAGCCTATGCCAAGAGATTGGGCGAATGTGACACATTATATTGGACCGAGACGTAGACTCTATTAAAACAAAAAACCACCCGGTTGCAGGTGGCTCTTTGGACAATATAAATAACTTTATTCTACCCAGAACAATACCTATTCTACTACTTCCCTTTCACACTTACCAGTCCAATGCTCTCAGCAAACTGTTCCTGCCTACGTTGTTCTACAAGCTCATGCCTCACCTGACGAAAATTGGTGCGGTGTACAAGGTCAAAAGCAAACATACGTACTTCTAAGGCAATATTGCTCTTAACGGCTGCTACACGGCTTGCTAGGGCTTCTGTAGCTATCTCCGCGACTGATGGTATTGCCTGGTAGTAGTGTTCACCATCTTCTGTTACGAGGTTGATATATTCTGTTTGTGTTTGTTCTTTCATGATGTCATAGTAGCATTATTACTACTAACTTGTCAAGAGGGAGTTACTAATGTATAATAGTGTGGAAAGGAGAAATGATTATGTCATACCCAAATCAAAATGAAGTGATTCAATATTTACATGACAATTATTATGACGATTGTGAACGTATGGCGCATATACAGATGATAGGGGCTATTGCTAATAGCAAGGACGTCATAAAAGGCATTCCATCTCTTATAGATAAGGTTGCACTATTTAATAGCATTAAGAAGACATATCCGCCTCCTAAACCTGAGAAGACAATTGGCAAAAAGATTATAGAAGGTATTGGATTTATATTATATGGAGCGTAAGTAAATGAAATTATTCAAAACAAGAAATGAAGTAAAACAATTACGTAAAGAAGTCGAATACTTAACCGAAATGCTTAAGATACATTTCGATATTAAAACAACTATGAAAGACTTTTCTACTTGGCAGAATCGTCACCCAAATGCGTCGACTATACCAGTAGCTGAAGGGGAGTGGTGGCATTATGGATCAATTATGTCACGTAGCGGTGAAGACACTGCTACGCCGGCTACTCTTATGTATAGAAATAAAAAATTGGAGATTAAATAATGGCACAACCACGAGGATATAACCCAGAAAAGCATTCAGCTCTTCCCTATATTGATAAAAAATATAAGGTATTACTCGATAAGCTAGCAGATAAAACAGGGAGAACACGTAAGAAAGCGCTTGAGCTTGCAATTGTAGATCACGCCCTTGCTAATAATGTTAAGTAAAACCTCTTGACTTGTTAGTACACACGTAGTAGTATTAGATTATCACCAAACGAATCGAGAACGGGCAACATCAGCCCACGATCAACCGGGGATAACCATTAACAACTAACTCATTTGAAAGGACTATAACCAAATGAGCGAACACTACTACAATAACTTACAAAAAAACCGTAAGCACGTTATCTACTTGTTAGAGCGTGACTGGCCAATAACCCGTCACGGACAACGTAACGGCCGTAAGCTTAACCGCTTAAGCACAAAGCAATTAGTTGCAAAACTACGTCGAATGCACAAAATAGTAAGTGGGAATCGAGCCGGCTTCGTAAGCTTCCTTGATTCAGTGGTAGCGTAATGGATTTCCCTAAAAATCTCTCAACCTACTTCCGTGAAATAAAAAAACAAAATGATCAGTTAACCCGATTACTTAAGGAGAAATCACTGTGAACGACATTATAGAAATCATGATGCAGTTCGGTTATAGCCGCCAGGAAGCAAAACGGATCACAGAAATGCAAAATCCTGGATTAGCTAAACTAGAGAAGATCAACCGCAAATTGCAGCGAATGGTGCGGAAAGGTGTAACAGCATGACACAAGAAATGCTTAATACAATTGTTCGTGAAGGATATACGGTAATTAGCTTATGAGAAATCCTGATCAATTCATACGAGCACAAGCAATGTTTAAAGCAGGAACAATCAGCTTTGGACAGTATCATCTAATGTTACTACCCTGTTACGAAAAATAGTATCAGCGTCCTGGATAAGACGGAAAACGATCCAATATGGGCGGTATCTCGGGAAAACTGGCTAGATACCAGAGAGAGGTTCGATTCCTCTGCCGCCCAAGTCTTAACAATAACAAAGTGCGCTTATAAGTAATAGAAGGAGTGAGTATGATATCAGATTATACAAAGATGAAGAGTTTTCTCGATAGTCACAACATGACTCATGAAGACATGGATAATAAATGGACAGAAATTGGAAAAACAAACAAAATTTAATGAAACATAAAAGAAATTGGACTGATCTGCCAGAACACTTGCTAGTTGATTTAATCAAAAGATCTGAAGCAATAGTATAAACCCTCCCCGGTGCTTGTCGTGCTCGACAGCTAAGTAGAACTTGAGTTACAGCCGGGAATAAGGTAGAGCATCGCTATGGGTAGTAAGTACACGCAGAAGTAGGATTGGTGTCACTGAGGTCGCTCCTCATCCGAAGTACAGTTGTTTGGAACTAGGCTGGACACCGAGGCTCTGACGAGAGAGGGTCAAACAACCGCTTACTACCCTTACAGGTGCTTTACATAGAACAATAATAAGGAGAACGTATGAACCAAATCAATAAAAAACTTGTAAGCTGGGCTTCAATACTTGAAGAAAATACAAAAGAACAAGCACTGCGCACTACAGCAATGCCCTTTATTACCCCACATCTAGCACTCATGCCCGACGCTCACTTAGGCGCTGGGTCAACGGTCGGTTCAGTCATCCCAACCAAAGGTGCAATTATGCCCGCTGCCGTAGGGGTGGATATTGGTTGCGGCATGATCGCTGTGCGTACACAGTGGAATAAAACAGACCTAGAAGGTAAAAACCTTTCACAGCTCCGCTATAGCATCGAGCGTGATATTCCACTAAGTGCCGGGAAGAGTAACACTAAATTAACTGAAACAGCGAAAGCAAGAGTTGACGAGCTTACTAAGATGGCCGGTAAGAACCTGCCTTTCTACGACAGTTTTAAAGGTGACTGGCGATTGCAACTCGGTACACTTGGTTCAGGTAATCATTTTATTGAAATCACCCTCGATGAAGAGAATAGAATCTGGTTATTCCTACACTCTGGATCGCGGGGTATCGGTAATCAGATAGCACGACACTTTATAAATATTGCTCAAGCGAATATGAAAAAGTGGTTTATTAAACTCGATGATCCTGACTTGTCATATCTAGTAGAAGGAACACAGGAATTTGAAGATTACATTGCAGCACTTAATTGGGCTCAGCATTATGCATTATTGAACCGCGAAGAAATGATGGATCGTGTCATTTGGGACATGGAACATTTCATGCGAGCAGATAGTTTTTGTCCACCGAATAAAGTAGTAGAGTTTGAACGAATTAACTGCCATCATAACTTCACGCAAAAAGAGCATCACATGGGTCATGATGTATGGCTGAGCCGCAAAGGCGCAATCCAAGCTGACAAAGGACGAATGGGGCTTATACCTGGCTCAATGGGAACCGCAAGTTATGTAGTAGAAGGTAAGGGCTACGCTCCATCATTCAACTCAGCGCCACATGGAGCAGGACGTGTATTTGCGCGTAACGCTGCTAAAAAACGTTTTACGATGGACGACATGGATAAAGCAATGCGCGGTATTGAATACAATCGTTCTGCTGCATTTCTTGATGAAATCCCTGCTGCTTATAAAGATATCGATGTGGTTATGGAAGATGCTAAAGACCTAGTGACAATTAAGCACACACTTCATCAGATTATTAATGTGAAGGGAGACTGAGTAATGCCAAAAGTCCCAGATCGGCCATTAAGCAAAGGTGAAACACGCAAATCTACTATCATGTTTGTCTGTATGCGTGGCAACAAACCATTACCAAAAGAAGATGAAGAACAACTTGATAAATACATTGCCTTCCGTAAGGCTCGGCATGAGAAAGAGAAGAGGAAGCGATCATGAGCACCAACCCCTCCAAAACAACAATCATTAAGCTAACCTATAAAGAACAAACTCACCTCCTGCAACACGTATCTGCTGACTTAGAAGGCACGCGTAAGTTCGATAACAACCCGGAGATGGTGAAGTTTCTGGAAGAGTTAGAAAGTAAATTGGCGGTAATGAAACCATAAAAAATACTGTTGGTGCAGATAACATCCCCTTCCCCATCAATAAATACACCCCTTCTACATCCGTTAGAAGGGGTGTATTACGTTATTATGGACGTCTAAGCCAAGTAGAGTAGTGACCGCGACCAAGCCAAACAGTTTCAAATATAACTGCAACAACAAAAATGATACCTACCCAAGCAATGAAATGTGGATCAATAGCAAATTTACCGAGATCATTTAGACTTCTCAGAAGCACCCATAAAGCGAGAACGAATAATGAAAACATTGGCATAGAGTCTCCTTAAAAGTGCAACACCTCGGTGCTGCTTATGTGGTGAATAAAAGGAACAAAGGTACCGACCTCATACAACCGATGTACCGGCTCCTGTTCTCTTTCCTCATCAGTAATAATATGAAAATTACGCATATCCCTATTGTACTACAAACGTCAAAACATAATAAGTGACATAGTAGATAAATTACTATTGCATTTTATCTACTATGGTAGTAATCTGTATATAGTAAGATAAGGAGGAATATGACACAAATAAACATCACTCAAAGGAGCACAAGCCGTGAAGTACTGGTATATAAGCGAACATTACCTTTAGAAAGCTGGGCAATGTATGTCGCTTATTGAATGTAATAACACGATACTGTGCGAGTGTGATGATTGTAACGGTTCACATGATAGATACTGGAGTTTCTTAATCCGCAGTATCAGATGGCGCAGAGATAATCATATATGGGGGAATAAGGCATGAGCGAAATAAAATCAGAATTAACAACAATAATTAAAGATCAACAATTAAATACTAACGTAGAAAAACAATTGCTCGAAGCATTTGGTGTTCCATACAATGAATCAAAAGAGATTCTTAGTAGTTATGAAAACATTGTTGTAACTAACGAATCTCAAACTAGTCTTATGGAAGAAGCTCGAAAAAAACGATTATTCTTACAAAAGGTTCGTACTGGAATTGAATCCAAGCGTAAAGAGCTCAAAGACGAATCTCTTAAAACAGGCCAAGGTATTGATAAAGTTGCTAGCTATTTAAAAGACAATATCAAAAAAGCTGAAGACTATCTTGCAATACAAGAAAAATTCGCTGAAAATCTTGAAAGAGAGAAAAAAGCTCGTATATCAGCTGAACGATTGAACATATTACTTAAATTAACTGACACTCCGTCCATGTACTCATATGAGATTATGGAGCAAACAGTATTTGAAAAGCTTGTGGCAGACCTCACACATGATAAAGAAGTCAAGGCTGAGGCAATCAGAAAAGCCGAAAATGATCGTATTGCTGCAGAAAAAGCTGAAGCAATGGAACGTGAACGTATTAACAAAGAAAATGCAAAACTACGTGCTGAAGCTGAAGTACGCGAAAAAGCAGCAGCCGAAGAACGTGCCATAGCTGCATCAAAGCAAAAAGAGATCGAAGAAAAAGCAGCTGCTGATCTTGCTGTAGCCAATGCTAAACTTGCTAAGGAACGTCAGGAACGTGAAGCTGCTGAGAAGATTGAAGCTGATCGCAAAGCGGCTGAAATTAAAAGATTGGCAGAAATCGAAGAACAGAAACGTAAGGCATTACTAGCACCAGATAAAGAAAAATTACTATCTCTTGCTGATTTAATAGATGCAATAGAATTACCTGCACTTTCAAATCACAATGCTAGTAAAATACTTGATGAAACAAAAGATTTTCTCAATCGTATAACAAAAAATCTTAGAACAAAAGCAAAGGATTTATGATATGAGTCGTGAAGAATATGAAATGAGTGAAGAAGCTTATTATGAAGAATTTTTTCCCAGAGGACCTGGGGATCCAGACGCCTACGGATATCCCGGCGAATCAAAAGCCACCTCCCAAAAAATATTGGATAGGGAGGAACAAACCGAAAATACAATTCACGGTCGAGTATTTTAGCAAGCCTACCTGGTGGGAATCTTCGGATAACCGAGCGGACGATCCAGAACAGGCAGACAGGGACGAAATACATGGGATTAATCATAAGCAATAAAGCAACCAAAAAGCAGAAGGAGGTACTAACAAAATTGCAGTACTGGGGAACTGGAATATATGCAATAGATAAACTAACGACAACCCAAGCAGCAAAGCTTATTGATGAGCTGTTTGAAGAAGAACGACTAGCAAACCAAGGGCTAGACAACAATATGTTAAGCGATTAAAAAAGGAGATAATGTGGGACTTATAGCTAAACAAAATGGACAGGGAGACTTCCCTATCACACCAGAAGGTACATATGTTGGACGTTGTTTTAAGATTATAGATATCGGCACACAGACACAGACCGGTATGTATGGAACAAACGAGCAGCACAAGGTCATGATCAGCTGGGAACTACTCGACGATGACGTAAAGATGGAAGATGGCCGACCATTTGCAATCAGCCAATTTTATACCGTCAGTCTGCACGAGAAAGCAACCTTACGAAAAGACCTTGAAGCTTGGCGCGGTAAGAAGTTTACCGATGAAGAGTTAGAAGGTTTTGACCTTAAAAACGTACTGGGTGTCTACTGTATGCTTCAGGTAGTACACAGTTCAGACGGTAAGTACGCGAATATGAACTCAATTATGGGGTATAAAGGAGAGAAACCGGCTCCGGTTAACCCTAATGTCGTCTTCGACATTGACAACCCGGACATGAAACTATTTGAGTCATTCAGCGACAACATGAAAGCAAAGATCATGGCTGCCCCTGAATGGAATAAAAGACTCGATCCACAGCCTACACCAGCGACCGCACCTCAGGAACAACCTAAAGATGTCGTTATAGATGACTTCGGTGATGAACCGGTAAATCTTGACGACATTCCATTTTAATGTCTATAAGTACCAAAACCACAGAAAGACTATACATTTATGAGTAATTACAAACCTTTCGCCATACGAGATGATGGCCTTAAAAAATATCTCGATCGAACAGCTAATATCCATAATGGCTTCAACTACGATCAATTCGTAACAATGGTTAAAGCCAAGGTCAATACTACGGGGCTTATGAAAGCCTTTGGGGTAGCTCGAGCAACGATGGATAAATGGCTTAAAATTTATAAAGAAGAGGAAGGAGTAAAATGAGACTATTTGGCAGATGGAAGCCAACTGGCCGCCAAATAACTGATATTATGCAGCTTAGAGATGGCCAGCAAGTTCAGGCAATCGCGTTTTATAAGGATAAGAGAATTAGAAAGAAATTAAGAAAAGCGCATATTAGTATTAAAAAAAATGAATACTTTCCCTACGCTAAAGTGTTTTTAATTGGCCCTCATGGTTTTATAACAATTTTGGGTTATCAACCACGAGACGTTAAGTTTAATTACATGGATAGCAGTAAAATATTTGCAGTTAATTTAATAAAGGAGAATCAATCTATGGCAAACAAACTAATGGCAATGGTCCGACTTAACAAAAACCAGCGTAAACTTTCCAAAGCTGGTATCTACGACGAAAATGGTAATCTGACTACAGATGGACAAGAGGTACTATTAAACCTCATAGCTAAAGAATATGAACCAAAGTTAGTTGAGCTCGTTAAAGATTGGAAAGAAGATAAGAAAAAGAAATCAGACGAAGACGACGACTAATTGGTATTGTGCTGTCTGGTATAATAACCATATGACAACACAAAATAAACATCTTACTCTAGCAATCCTAATCAGCCTTACCGTAGTGGGACTATCCTGCTACGGTATTGCTGTTTATGAGCAACATCAACTTAAAGTAGCCGCTAAACAAACAGAGTCTGCACAGATCATCCTTGAGGCTGCAAATAAGACCAATAAGACGCGTACCGATCATTTAATAGCATTATCTACCGAAAACACAGAACTAAAGCAACAGAAGGCCGCATTATGCGCCAAACTAGGTACCTACAGTACGACTAAAGTACCTGTTGTCTTACCGTCCTACTGCAATGTGTAACGAACCAAGTATTATCTATATTGTTTTCCACGACTGGTTACTATCCGGTATCATCATACCTGCTATTATTCTCTACCCTGCCAGAAACTGGATAAACCGGCTATGGACCGGGTGGTACGTATCAGATAGCAAACGCTTTGCAAAGTATCTGCATAAGCATCATGAACATGATCTACCCTTTAACAAGTGTGTTATGGGTCACTGTAATCTGACTCCTAAACGAGGTCGTCCATCGTAGTACCTGCGGGCTTCTCTGGTGCGATCGGCTGAACAGGTGTAATCTCAGGTAACCGAGCAGTACGTGCAATTTCAGCATTCTTACTATCAGCTAACCATGCGTTAACGGTAGCTGCTATTTTCTTATATGTCTTACTCATACCAAAGTGATACAGCACGAGCGCAAAACCCATAATCTGAAATGTGTTACTACCTAAGAAGCCAGGGTGAACGTTACCATACTCTATAAAACTGGATATATAGGTAAATACAAATGAGAGAGTCGCCATAACAAAGACAATTGCCCGCTTGGTAATCTCTTCTAGCTTCTTACGTTTATGACGTTTGTAGAACTCGAGTAAGATTGTCGTAAGACCAGTGCTAGCACCAAACAGAGCTAGATTACGCCAGGTATCAGGAGGTAGGGCATTAAACCAAGCAATGACATAAGCGAGTGCATTTAGTATGTGGTCCATATATTCCCCTATCTCATGATGCTATCTATATATTTTGTAAGTGGTCGTAACTTTTTAATTATCTTCGGTATAAGTTTCTTGTCAGCAGCAGTGTTTCTAGCGATACCCTGTTTCAGCGTTTCAGATGCTGCATAGATATGATCAGGTTGCAATATTTCCATAGGAATGCCGTACCACCAGCCTTGTGTAGCAACTTTATCAGTACGACCATAGCGTATGCCGTCTTTTTCGAACGTACTAACAAGATGGATAATCTCATTATCACAATACGGTTCAAGTGTACGATCACCCTGCCGGCCATCGAGATCTCTAATAGTAATCGCTCTGGGATTAGTTGCGCGATATGGTACTGGCTTCCACCCTAAAATTAGTGGGGCATTTGTCGTCTTCCAAGCATTCGGGTCTACCTCTATACGAGGAGAGACTTTAGGGGGTATAGGTGGGGTAGGGAGCTCAGAAATAGGAGATGGTGTAACAACGACTGGGGTAAGTGGTATATATGGTTCGATGACATTATCTGCTGGGTTAATCCAGGCTCCAGGCTGTCCAGAAATAAGGGTCACGTTATCCATACCGTATTTACTTGTGAATAAGAAGTAGTCCGAACCAGCACGCAGAGTTGATACCGGATTCGTATGGTTCGCGGCATTAGTAGCTGTCATATAGCCAGGTATGTCTTTCACGATCGGAGCGTAAGCAGGTGAACCAGCATTAACTGCTCCGGCAGGTGGTACATATACCGGCGCAGGTGGTGTGTAGTTGTCACAATCCCCAAGTTCATAGCCAGCGCCAGAGTTAGGATCGGTCATGTAATAGTTTGAACCTAATTGGTGGTGGCAGATTGCAATAACTGTTCGGATTGACCCTCGGGCAGTCGTTTCAATAGGGTGCGCAAACATAGCCGTATAGTTATCGTAGTTCATACCAAGTAGGTGAGCATCTTTGTTGAGCATGACCTGTTTAGGGTCAATGAGTTCTACTGTGTAGGGGTGGACAACTGCGGCAGGAGCTGGAGCTGCTACTTGTCTCGTGTATTCAGCCCAGCCCGTCGGTTCACCGTATGGTGTTTTCTTTAATGCACCATCCCAAGAATCGATAATAAGATGAGCATTTGCATCTGCAACTTTACAGAAATGATAAATCATATTAGGCTGACCGTTTGCAAGTGTTGGATGAGAAACACTTCTGTAATAGAATCGAACAATAGATTGATTAGTAGACGGCCAACCTGCACTACGGTCAGTGCCATGATCTGATGTATGACCGGCTACTATACTACTGTCATATTTAGTGATTGAATCCCAATATAAATCATCTAAACCAATATAAACACCGTGACCTTTAAAATAACTATTAAGACTCAGTGGATCAACGTTGGCACCAAAATCTTCACTTAAATTGCAAAAAGAAGCAAGAAAACAACCGGCATTTGCAATAGTTTCATCTTTACTGTTCCCAAGTAATTGCGGGTAATTGCGTTGTGCATAGCTCATAATTTTGTAAATAAAAAGCCCTCTCGGGCTATCCTTATGTTTATAGTATAATACTATGTATGAAAACCCGCAAAGCTTCAACTTTATTAAGCGACACATCTAGCTTTGCGGTAATGGTGTGTCGCTTAATGTAGTGGAGATTAACTAATGGCATTACACCCTGTAAATGATCGTTTTAAAGTAAAAAAAGATAAAGACCCCTATGGTTTCAATAGCGGTGACATACCTGCCGAAACAGGTATTGTTGTAGAAGTACCTGACATGCTTCTCTATTTATCTTTTCATTCGTTTGCCTTTGAAGATTCAATCGCTAACGATGAGAAATTAAAGAAGATACGTGACTACTACAACACATTTCTTGGTAAACGTATATTCTGGGAATCCTTGCAAGATAGAGGCCGTACCATTAAAGAATCAGATGACGAAGAATATGTGTATCTACAAATGACTGATCTATTGGCTTTTTCCGATACTACCGAGGAAACTGGAGAAGTCGTTGACCACGTCGGTAAAGCCGGTTCGTTTAATCTATCATGAGAATTTGTAACGTAGAGAAATGTGAAAGACCTAGTCGCGGCAAACTTTGTTATTCTCATGAAGCACGAAAAAGAAAATATGGAGACGTCCACTATGGAGAACGTGAAAGTATTTATGGAAATGTCAGCAAGCAAATAAAAGATGGAAGGACTAGCGAAGCATTTTATACTGTCTGGACTAATATGAAGTCTCGTTGTTATAACTCAAAAACAGCATCATATAAACATTATGGATATAGAGGTATAAAAATATGTGATAGATGGCTCTATGATGTTAGAAATTTTATAGATGATATGGGAAGTACATATTTTAAAGGAGCTACTCTTGATCGTATAGATGTAAATGGAGACTATGAACCAAATAATTGTAGATGGGTAACATATACCGAACAGGCAAACAATAAAAGATCGAATCGTTTAATAACTTATAAAGATAAAACACAAACACTCGAACAATGGATACGAGAACTAAAATTAAAATCTAGTTCTATCAGACAACGCATCTATTGTTTAGGATGGAGTGTGGAAGAAGCATTTGAAATCCCTAAGGGAAGAAGGAGGATATCATCATCGCAGAATTAAAAGAAGGGCGCGTTGTCGTCTATGAACAAGAATTACGTGAAAGAATGCTCGAAGGAGCTAGAGCCGCCCATGACGCGGTAGCTATTACCTACGGACCAAAAGGTAAAAATGCCATCTTAGAGCGCGGGTTTGGCCGCCCTACCTACACCCGAGATGGAGTAACAGTTGTAGAACAAGTGTTCTTCTCTGATCGCGTAAAAAACTTTGGTGCACAAGCACTAGCTGAAGCTTCACGAGCAGCAAATAACATATCTGGTGACGGTTCCAGCATGACCGTAGTACTTGGTTACAATCTACTTGCTAACGCGGTACAAGCAGTCGCAGCCGGACAGCATCCTATGGATATTAGCGATACCATTACCAAAGACAGCTATCTATTACTTAATCGACTTAAAGAACTATCTATCGCCGTTAAGGACAAACAATTGCCAATGGTTGCTACCGTATCATCAGGTAGTGAAGCCATAGGACAACTTATTGCCGAAGCAGTACTACACGTCGGACCTGACGGTGGTATTATTACCGAAAAAGCTCCTATCAGTGAAATAGAACGTGAATATGTTGATGGTTATTACTTACAATCTGGTTTTACTGCTCTACAAGGTGGTAAAAAAGAATTACTAGAACCATTTGTAGTCATATCAAGCAAACGTCTAAGCTCATCTGCTGATGCTGTTGAGCTACTTAACGGTGTCATGAAATATAAAGAGCTCAAACAAGGTCAAATACCTCGTATTCTCTTTGTCGGTAACTTTGACGATTTAGCTTATACGACAATCGTAAATACTATTAACGCTGGACAAATTGATGCAGTCATCTTAAAAACACCTCCTATGTATGGTGAGTTCGGTAAGTATTTACTTAATGATATCGCTACCTATGCAAATTGCCGAGCCATTACCGATAACACTAGTCTTAAGCAATTCAATGGCAACTACATTGGTTTTGTCGACAAAGTAATTGCAGATAAAAATGAAGCAACTATCTTTGCAGATAATAAAACAGGTATTGTACAAGCACGTATTGCTGAGATTAAGGAACAACTGGAAACAGAAGCAATTCCTGCTATTGCAGAGAAATTACGCGACCGTGTTGCAAAACTTGAAGGTAAAATTGCTATCTTCAAAATCGGTGGTGCGACTGATACCTCAAAAGAAGAGGTCGAATATAGGATTGAAGATGCTATTAATGCAACTCGCCATGCTCATGCAGAAGGTATTGTCGCCGGTGGTGGTGTTACACTTCTTGAGCTGAGCAAACTTGATGTGTCAGATATCACTAAGAAAGCTCTACAAGCAACCTTTAAGCAACTCCTTATTAATGCCAACTTACCGGCTGAACTGAAACTTGATGAAGCTCTGAAAGCTCCAAAAGGATATGGCTATAACCTGCGCGAAAACGATCAGCTTGTTGATGTCGTAAAAGCCGGTGTTATTGATCCTTACCGAGTTATCCATGAATCAATCACTCATGCCACTAGCGTAGCTGCTGAAACGATTAAAGCCGGTATCGGACTACCTTTCGAAAATACTGAGAAATAAGCATGTTATGGGTGATACCTACCTGGATCGCTTCGTTGATAGTCGTTTTCTATCTCGGCTATTGGTTCAGGGGTATCAAGAACCACATAGAAAAGCTGGAACAGGTCGTAAAAACTAAGATAGATAAACCGGTAGTAGAAGAACCCCAGAGTGAATTACTTGATCCTGACGACCCAATTGCTGAAGCTCAATATCAATATAAGAAGATGATGAAAGAATTGAATGAAAAGTAAACCTTTTAAGCGGGCAGTTATACGTAACGGTAAAATCATCTATGGAGACGATATTGCCGCCGCAACTGTACTGCCTAATGAAACTGAAGCAAGAGCCAATAGGGAACAGACAAAAGTAAAATTTCGAGGGGAACTATTACAAAAAAACCAGGTAGATTACTACAAGAAATATCCTGAACAAGCCAAAAACCTGAGTCCCGAATTGCGCCGACAACTGAGTTAACTGTACTGTAACTGTCACTTCCCCCCTAATACACCTGCCAGAAGTACTGTTTGTCTGAGGTGCCGATATAGATGCAATTTACGGCCAGATTAAGCGTCGTAACGCGGCGTTCATACGGCTGCAGTATGATTGGCTTAACTGGCACTGAAACGACCGTATACGGGTCGTCTGTGGCTACACAGCCTATAGTTACTGCTTCTAGGTCAGACCCACTCAATGTATTTTGTTTATTCAGGGAATTGTATAGCGTGACGATAACACTATTCTGACCGAGCATAGCATCATGAGAAGTGTTAACCGTGCCCTTGTCTATATTGAGGGTTATATCATGTATGGTATATGTTCGGTAATAGTTAGCCTGTTTTCGAGCAGGAGCCGGATATTTAGGATCAAGCGGATTTGTGGCATATATACCGGTTGTATAGAGCTCGTCGTTATAGTTATGAAAAACTTCGTTTTTTGGTAGTATAACCTCTTTGGGGGCTGGCTTGAGCTGTATATATAGAAATACTAGGCAAACACTGAGTATGCCTAGTATGCAAACAATAATCCAGTCAAAATGCGGGCGCAATAATCTCAATAATCTTCGGTTATTATATATCATACAAAAGAAACTCAGAAAAAGTTAACAACTATTTAATAATTAAAGCACACCCACCCATAATAGTAGCTATAGTAGTATTTTATACAACGACATCGGCCTTTAATAGGTAACTGAACAACTTTTTAGGGTCCTTACCGTCACCTCTAGCCAGGGCTGCTAGTTCAAGCACCCGATCCCTACCAAGGGCGTAAAAACGTTTACAATACCATGCCTTATATTGAGGGTTCACCAGATCCATTAAACATTCAAACAGATCGTCAACTTTAGTACTCGGCCATGCGCTTTTAACAGAGGTCGCACTCCTCTCAGTTGTCAGTTGTCTGTCAGTTGGGTTAACAAAGTTAACTCCAGTTGACAGTTGATTGGAAACCGCGTGTTTTGAAAAATCCACTTGTTTTATCTTTCCACCCCAGGTAGACTAAGGATATTCAGGATATACATATAGAAGGCCTCAGCTAACACCTGGGGTTTTTCTTTATACACTTAATAATCTGACAGATCAGGCGTGTACTTAGCTTCTCCGTGGGCTTTGCATATTTTTCAGGATATACAAATACTTGCTTCTATTTAACCATAAGTTAAGGGGTGAAGCAATTGTCTTTTGTCACTTCCCCCCTAATACACCTGCCAGAAGTACTGTTTGTCTGAGGTGCCGGAAAATTTCCGAATAGATTACATACTATCTTTATCTGCATCAACAACCGGCGTTTTCTTTTTACCTTTCTTAAGCTTCTTACCGAAGAACTTCTTATTGATCATTCCCTTAAGACCATTCATTGATGCTTTCATATATACTCCTTTTATTGTGCTATTGATGATTGTAAATCTGAACCAGCAGACCCAGTACGATTAGCAACCATTTCAAACTGATTGCGTAAATAATTAATCTTTTGTGCTCGAGTTTCAGGATCATCGAATGCTTGTGGTATAAACGTTTCAAAACGTTTTGCTTCACTATTAGTTATAGCTGCCCCAGTACGTAGACGAGCGATTACATCTACTATTTGTGTAGCAGCAGCATCAGCCCCGTTAGTACCAAGTGCATTACCGACTAATCCGCCAAGAAATCCACGACCTGGTATAACTCGTTTGGCTGCTACTGATGGATCATCTTGTAATGCTTGCTCGAAGTCATCAAGCGCTTGTATACCTGTTTTAGCATTACTGACTATCTTACTAGCTTCTGCACTGAGAGGCTTCTCTGCTCCACCGCTTGCAGCAGTTAAATCATTGACTGTCTTAGCATTGGATAAGAACTCTGCTACATCCTTTTGGGTGCCACCTTGGGCAATGATACTCTTCACCGTTGCCTGAATATTAGCAGGTGAATATGGATCAGTATCTTCACTACCACCGGCAGCTTCTTGTGCAGCCAATACATCATCAGCAGTGACCGCTTTAGCTTGGCTGCCTATATTCTCAGATGGCATAGCCTCTGGCTGTTCTAAAGCACTTGCATCTTCTGGATTAAGAGCACTATCTACTCCCCTGCCCGCAAGTATACGGCTTGCAAAGCCGGTGGCTCCAGGCAAAGGACTTTCAATACCTGATTGCCCTTGTAGCACACTACCTAACTTACTCTGTACCGCGCTTGTAGCTTGTACAGGAGACTTGAGCTTTATACCACCTAAGAATGGTGTACTTAATCCTTTCTCAGCCTGTTTCGCTACTTGTGGAGTAACATCAAATATTTGAGCCATATTCTTTTTTAGGGAAGATATCTCAGGAATGGTGCCGAGCTCTTCATCTATGACCTTCTTGGTGGCAAGTGCCGCAGTTTCGTTAGGGGTAAGTGCTCGGCCACTACCGTTTGCTAGCTTATCCCGAGCGGCTGAAGCAGTAGGGTTCAATGTCTTTACAAAATCATTAAGTTCTTTTGCATCGGTTTTACTCTCTAATATTTTCATATTCTTTTCAAGAAGTGTTACCGCGCGCTTTTGTGTTAGATCAAGATTAGGAAATACATTCGGGTCATCTATAGCATTTCTAAGTTTTGCTGACATATTGACACCAACAACTGGCACCTTATTAGCTGCTAATTTCTCATCAACCTGCCTGCTCAGGTCTTTCATATCGGTTTCCATCTTGACTCGTTGCTGGCGAGGTGAACCAGTATATTTAGACATAAACTGAGCATTCTCATCTAATTTAGCGACGCCACCAGCAGTAGGATCAGCCTTTAAGCCACTTCCTGCCTCTGTTAATCGTTGTCCAGCTTGTCGAGTTTTATCAGTAAGTTTATTTAAAATAGGTGTTTTAATAGCCTCATTTGCACCTTCGACGCCACCAGTAATAGCACCCTTACCAGCCTTAGCTAGTTTGATTGGTCCGGCACCTGCTATACCACTGATAGCACCTTCTTTAAGGGCGTCACCAAGACCAATACGATCATCGCGTACCTTATTCTCTACTACTCGACCACCTGTACCACCTAAGAAGCCACCGATACCAGCACCAAGCAGCGTTCCGACACCAGGAAGCAACGCCGTGCCAAGTGCCGCTCCTCCTGCAGCACCACCAGTACCACCAGCTTCTGAAATAAGAGAGCTTATAAAACCGCCTCTACCTTTGGTCTTTTGTGGTGCTTTAGGCTTAACCTCGTTTTTAATAGAAGCTAATTCTTGTGCAGAAAAATAACCCATTAGAATGTGCCCGCGTAAACTTTACCAGTTCCAGTATTTACTGGCTTATATGTTTGCTTCGGATTTATACCGCTATTTACCTTAAATAACTGTGGTGCCAACTGTTGCAATAATTCCAGTTTAATCTTGTCTAATTCATTACCTTTCGCAGCTGACGCAGCTACCGCATTCTTATAGTCAGCTGCATTGCTCTTACCTATAACGCTCTTAACATCTTTAAGAGCGGCCGCTTTATTGGCAGCAAGCGCTTTATCTGCGGCTGCTTGCTTATTAGCACCTGCCGCTGCATTATCCTGAGAAACACCGTAATTAAATTGTCGATTAGCAGCAGCTTGTTGCGCATTAAATTGTCTGATTTGTTCCTGCCGATCGGCCTCAGCTTGCGCAGCAGCTTGGGCGTCACGTTCTTTTTGGTAGAGCGTGTTATACAAATTCTGAGCGTAACTAAGCTTATCCTGCTGTCCTTGGTAGATACCACTAGCAGCTTGCTGAGCTTTATCCTGTAATTGTGTTAAATCTTCACCTGCCTGATTATACTGAGTGCCTTGATCAGTTAATGTTTGTTGGATTGGTGCCTGTTCATTACCTATTTGCTTTGTAGCTTGCGCATTAGTAACTAAAGAACTACCAGTACGACCCATAACAGAGGGAGCCACTTGTTTTAATAATTGTGTTGTATTGTTAATAGCCCCTCGAAGACCGGTAACGGTGTTTTGAGCAGCATCAACACCTAATTGCTGCCGTTGACCCGATAGAATACTATTTGGGTCTTGTGCAGTAGATTGTATTTGTTGTAGTTGCGCGAGAGCTTCTTGAGAATTAGCAGGGTTAATTATTTCATCCTCCACTTGAGATTATGGCCCCAAGTACTTCCTTCTGGAAGCTTACGCTTAAATGTAACATAATAATGACAAGCCATACAAAGTGTTCGACAATTACTCTCAACAAATCTTAATTCTGGATAGTCACACCATTTTTGTATATGATCAACCTGTAACCTACCGCCATACTGATTACATATCTGACAAGTATAATTATCACGATGTAGTATTTGTGGTTGTAAGATTTTTAAAAATCTTACTCTGTCTTTTTTATTTTCAGCGACAACTCCTCCTTTCCAAGCTGAATTTTCCGATCCAAATCGTGGTTTAGTAGTAACTTTATATCCACTTTCAATCAATTTTAAACGACTAGCACTCATTTTTGCTTTCATTGCTGGTGACCACTTTTTACCTCGGTTCCATGCTGGCCTACCTTTTTTATTTGCATTGCAACAAGTTAACGAACAATACATTTTCGTGTTTATAAGATATCTTTTAACATAAAACTGTTTTTTGCATTTCATACAATTTTTGTAAATACCTTGTCGTGCCAAACTTACTTTTCCACGATTATGTCCTAGCTTCGCTATACGACTGTCATCAACAATCTTTTTGTCTTTATTCCAGGGTGTATATCCTTTTTGAAACGCCATCAGATAATAGTCCTTATATAAATAAAAAAGCCCATGTAGGGCTGTCCTTATTGGGATTATAGCAAACATAGTGCCTACCCACAATTACCCATTCCTACCCACTAATATGGTATTTCATATTGCACTACTGATATTGCTATTGTTTGATTAACAAGTGTGATCGGTCCACCAGTAAAATTTTCTACTAATATATCTACCTGAATGCTTGCAACACCATAGGTAATGATTGAATTAACCGCTTCAGTACTAGTACGCTGGTAAATTACCGGAAAACTTGTATTGCTAAGTAACTGTTTCGTGTTCGTATTCTGATTAGTTCCGTATACATCAAACCGGTTATTTTGCCGAGAAGTAGCAATAGTAGTAGAAAACGTCGCGCTAAAACCATCGGCAATACTTCCAGTAATAACAATACTCCCCGGTGTATTACCAATATTTATATAATTTGGCAACGTCGATAAAAAATTGATTTGATCAGGTCTAATCATGAGTCTAAATAAACCCTATACCATACACGAGTAGAGACAGAACCTGCGCCACCCTGCAACACCATATTAAGTATGCTTGTGGTAATCGTAGCTTCGCATTCATACTGACTGCTTGGATCATACAAGAAGTAGTTATTTGTACCACCGGCAATACTCGGCCATACTTGGCCTGATATAGATTCAAAGAATACTTTTGCATTTGGCGTATACCCAAGTCCATGTATATAGCTTAATGTGCCAGATGAACTATTCAACGGTAATGTATCTTGTTTATATATTTTCTGGTAATTCTTACGACTGTCAAAATAGAAATTACTGACCGTGTTAAGCACCGGCGCTATTAATGGATTTGTAGTGTCGTAGTTATCAATCCATGAAGCGATGACTTTATAATATATAGTACCAACGTTTAAACCGGTTGTTACATATATATTCGTAGCGTCGGAATAGGCGATACCTGGTACTCCAGATAACAAACCAGATCCCCCATCAGCATATGTAATTCCATCTAACGACCATAATAATTCACAAAAAACAGGCCGTGTGAACGGGTGCGAAAAAGAATATTGATAGAGATAGCCACCAATAACGGTAGTCTGGGTAGCTGCATTAAAAGAACCGACATAGACACCGACAATTTTATCGACTGCATACTCAGTTGCAAAAGCTACATTCTGGTAATTGCTTGCAAGACTCATACAAATAAATCAGCAACGTTAATACCAGGTTTAGCGGCTACGAAACCACCGCTACCATCTGGTAAGAGTCCATCTTGCGTTACGTTTGCATAGCCATGTGCTGGATCATATACATACTTCGTACCATTAATGATCTTCATGATTAATTGTCCTGAGTTATCTAAAGCAAAAAATCCATATTCATTGGTTGTGCTACCAGGTATTGCACCCATACCAATGGTAGACCCATCAGGAGCACCAATAGTAATCGTATTGTTAGTACCGTCTATCTTTGTCGTACCATAACCTACAGTTTGCGTGCCCCTTGTTGAACCTGAAGATAATTGCCTAGGTAACATTCGAGATATATTACTTCCTGGCAAAGAACCTTCTGATGTATGACCTGGTGTAATAATAGTGTTACGCCTACCCGGTGTATATGGTTCAGACATTATATTAATGCCTCACTATCTAATCCATCGAAGATAGCACTAACTCCGACAATAACCGGAGCAGTCATTACCGTCACATCGCAATAAATATCTACTCCCACCTGCAATTCATAAAAGCGAGCTTCTTGCTCGGGATCGGCAATATCGAATTTAGCATAACCAGGACTATCATCAGGTGACCATAAATTACTATTACTATACCGTGGAGAATAATTCCAATCACCTCTATTTATGGAATACTTAAGTACTATTTCGACGCCATCTTGTATCTCTAGCCAGTGTGCCTCAACATATGAAGCTAGTTTTTGCTTGGTAACAATCTTGTTATCTTCAATGAGTGATTCCCATTTAGAGAAACCTGCTGGGACAGAATTAGCATCAACAACATCAACACCATAATCGCTACCATCACGCCAGGATATATGCAGAATATTTCCAAAGTTTTTAACCATGCCAATCGTAAGATTATTAGTATCTGTATGAAACTGACTACCCGTACTAAGCAAATATGAATAACCGAATGAATTTGGTTGTGAATAGTCTACCCTACCCCATGAATAGACACCGTAAGGTATTTCAGGATTACCTGTTGTACTCGGCCAACCAAGCAAATGTATACCATATCGAACAGTACCAACATATGGGTATACGCGTGTCTGCACATTACTTGCCGTATATATATTTTCTGAGCCTGGTAAGCGCCTAATCTTCTCAGGCGTAGCAGCAACAGACGTAATAACGTACCAGTTACCACCAGCTACATAGTAGATCGCATTATTATGTTCATGGATTGCTTCAGGACTGCCCTCGGGTATACGAGTAAAGTAATTATAGGTACTTGCTAACCCATCCCAGTAAAAAATAATACCTTCCTGAGGCGTATTATTACCTGTTGTCGTACGCTCACAAGCAATTGCCGCATATTCATTGAATATAGTAATACCACATACTTCATACCCTGGAGGGAATACTAATTTTTGCCGTTGCCAGGCAGTGTTAGACGGCGCTGCTTCTCCTAAATTCTCCCAAACAGATAAATATCTGCCATTGCCAATAAGTTCAAATTGCTGGAATGTTACTTGTGGATGAATACCGTTTTTAGTGGCTACTAATCGATTCCCCCATAATTCCATATCTGCCGATGACATATCATCAGTAACTGTTGATGATATTTTTGTCGTGGCATTAACCGTACTTGTCAGATGAAAATGATATGTTTGTGCGGCATTCGGACCAACATTGACTTGTATAGGAGTTGAAAAAACAAAATAGTTTATACCTACTCTTACGTTCGCGGCCAATATAGTAGCTGTACCCAGTTGATTATTAAGACCATCATGTACAACAAGCGTCAAATCACCTGCACCAACTGTAACCACGTTAACTCCTATTTTAGATACAGGCTGTATGTCTGTTTGCCAATATCTGAGTTGCGAAGGGGCTTCTGTATATGGCGCAACAAGAATACTAGTAGTTAAAGTACCGCCTGATTGATTAGAGTTAACATTAAAGGTTGCCTGGGCGTTATTGTTATAAGTAGATTGCGATTCATTGTAATAACCCGGTATTAATGTCGGATTTGTCGAGACAGTTATTATAGCGCTTACCGTAGTAGTACCGGTAATATATATAGCGTCTTGATCTTGCCTATAATTAATACCAAATGTTCCCACCGTTCCGATATTACCGAATAAACTCCATACTCCAGCTGCTGTACATGTATATACATTACCGGTTGAACCTATAGCATAAATAATACCAGCTTCAGTCATTACCTCGTTTTGTATAAGATCAGTCACAATCTTATTATCTGCACGTCGTGTACCTGGTAATACGCTCATTTGTGATGGTGATTTACGAAAATCTAGACTCTGGGAATCAGCAAAAGAACTAGCTAAACCGACCTTCTTATCAGTCGCTTGCCCGCCTACAAAACTATTGTATACATATGCTTTTCCAGACATTACACAATTCCAGCAATAGGCGTAATAAACCAAGAATTTAAGTAGGCTTCCCCATCAGTAATAACATTGCCCTCGCTGGAGCTACTATATTGTTTAATAGCATCTGCGACAGCGGCATCATATAGCCCTTGATGCAATGTTGCCCGATTTGAATTACCTTTACCAGCAAAATAAAGATATAAAGCATAATTTACAATCGCATCATGATACTCTCCAGGAATAATTGGAAGTTGACCAATACGAAAGGCTAAATTATTACCACTTATACCTACAAATGCACTTTTAAGAGTTAACGTGCTACTCGTTGGCACACCAACAATTTCATACCAGGTTGTATCAGTAACACCCGTTAATTGGAATTGTAAGCCCGTCAGCTGCGGTGTAAACGTACTACCGGTACTTGTGACTAGATTACTACCATTAGCCATAGTAACCGTCTGTACGGGGGTTAGGGAGGAAGATACGATATCTTCTACCGATAAATCATGATCCTGCTGTTGATAATAAAACCGAAGACCATCGGTAACATCTTGTGAAGCAGTCGGCCATACCTGAAATTCATCATTACCGAGCATGTAATAAAACGCCGGCCAGTTAGAACTATAAGGGTATGAAGTAATCTGCCGCCATTCAAATTCACTTCTAATTTCTTTAACAGGTGTCTTGTAGGTATCTGATACTGATACTGTCATACCAATAATACGAACACAATCTATCGGTGTCTGGTAAATGCTTTGCCCTTCTATAACATCGGTAAATTGCTGTTTACGAGAAAAATACCGAGATAATTTAGCATTAAACATAGTGTAGCCAGTGTTCATATCTTCTTGTAGCTGGAGCAATGTTCCAGCAGTAGAATCACGAGATAATCTTACTGCTTTTGCTTGAAGTTGTGTCCACGTCAACATTAAGCCGCCTCGTAGAATCCATTAAGATCAAGTACATCACCCGTTGCCCAAGTCATTGGTATAGTTGATGTTATGCCAGAAGATACTGCATAGGTACCAGATACGTTGGTAATATCAGGTTCTACAGTTGTTGTGTTAGTCCAAGCACTCACACCTGTATATTGTTGTGCGGCACTTGCATCAAATGCTGATACTTGTCCAATAACCTTCGTGTAAGCTGTCGTATAGTTAATTGAAGTGACTGGCAGAGAGATGCTAACGGTACCGGTAATGGCACTTGTTGATCCAAAAACAAAACGAGCATAGAAAAATACTGTTTTACCTATCTGTATATATTTACCTGTGATAGTTCCGTTACCGGTTGTAACATTAGTAAATGTCGGCGTGTATGATTGCCATGTCCAACTTGAACCGGTACCAGATTGTAACTTAGCAGGAGTGATTGCTCCATCGGTAACACTTGCTGTGATAATACCATTGGTACCAACCTTACTACTTGCAATAGATAATCCGTAAATAGTACCTGATGTAGCACTCGACTGACCAATAATTGCATCAGTAGTAATAGTTGAGCCGGTAATGCTACCGCCCGTAATAGTTGGACTCGTAATCGTCTTGTTGGTAAATGTCTGAGCGGTAGAGATATCGGCAATAGTACTCGACGCATTCGGTAGGGTATAGGTACGAGTCGTAGCAGTTGTTATACCAGACAATTGAAAACGTGCCTGTTTAGTGGTATCACTATCATCTTGTAAGGTAAAGAGCGTGTCCTTGACCGTAATGGTATTTGTGTTATCAAGACTCTTGTTCATAACCCCTTGAGATGTTGAAGTGTCCATAGGCTGACCTGTAATACCAAGGAGTACATTACGATTTATCTTACGGTATGCAGTAGAACTTGTACCTGGTTGGATTAACAGATAATGTGTGCTGCCGTCAATGGTAGCTGCTGCAGTATAATCGCCAATTACTTTAGTTGCCATTAGATTGAATTATCCTCTGTCCACACAGTCTGTGGAATTAAAGTTGCTAAGACACCGGTATCTACGATGTTATCCCCGTTCGTATCTACTAGAAAAGTATCCGTTGTATCAACAATATAATTAGCACCTTCACTGGTATATTCAGTTAATCCGCTCTGATCTCGGTAGATAGTAACAGGAACACCAACGCTCATTACACTGCCCTATTCAAGAATGATACTGTAATGTCAGTCGTAGCACTTGGGTTAACGGTAATAGCACCAGCATTTCGTAAGCCAGTATATCTAAATTGACTGCCGACTGTAGGGTTTGTAATAACTGCAAAGGTAGTGCCACCTGCCGCTAGAGTTATGGTACCGGTAAGGGCGGAGTTAACCTGTACAAGGATCCCTGTAACAGCTGATGCAACCGTTGTTGAGCCAGATGCAGTAATATATTTCAAGAAATTTCTCCTTATAAAATAAAAAGCCCTTCCGGGCTGTCCTACTAAAAGTATACCATTATTTCCAGCTTACAGTAACATCTGGTGCAACAGTGCCTGTTGTCACTACTGTGATTGCAGTAAGAGCAGCAATATCATATCGAAAGCTACCTGATAAATTGAGAGAATCAATAATAGCAATAATTGTACCGCTCGCGGTCGCGCTATCATATACAGTAATTGTACTTGCGACAGTCCCTTTGCTATTTACTGATATCGTGTGTAAGGTACCTGATGAACCTTTGATAAGCGTTGTAGTAGAAGTTGATATGTGAGTATATGTATATCCACCTACGGCACTTGCAGCCAAATAGCTAGTAACTGAATCGTAGACACTATCTAATGCAGCAGTGTTAACTAACAATCGTTGTTTAGCATCAAATCGAAGTCCATACAGTTGGTTATTGGTAAGTGTAGGGTCGGCAGCTATATAGCGGCCACCGGCAATCGTTATTGAAGCAGGTGATGTGGTAGCACCTTCAGTATAGGTAGCACCACCTCCGGCGATAGTAAGTGCACCATTAGTGCTTGTCAGATACTCCTGATTACCGGTAATAGTTGATCGAGCACTTAATATCTCTCGGTGATTAGGGCTTATGGATTTGCTTGACATAAATAAAAAAGCCCACTAGAGGGCTGTCCTTACTGGGAATTATAACATATTACAAATTCAGTAAATTGCTATTCTGTATAAGCTTGCTCTCACCTGTTTCTACATTTATTTCCCTAACACGCAAATTCTTATCTCTAACGTCTAACTGTTTCTGCCAAGTAGCAAGGCGATCCTTTTCTATAGTAAACTGATCACTATTTTGCTGTAGCTGGTTAGCTCTATCAAGTAGTTTTGCATCAAGTAATGCCAGTGATTTTTCTTTTTCAGCTAACTTTGCAGTATATTCCTCTTCCAATTCAGCCATACGCTGTGTATGTGTAGCTTCTTTAGCTTCGAGTGATACTACAGAGTCAGTAAGAGCTGTTAGTTTATCACTAAGAATAGAAATATCAAGCTCTAATTGCTGTTTTGAGGCTTGTTGGGTTGCCACATCTGCTTGTAGTGACTGTTGTGTTATTTCTAAACTGGCTATTTCAAGATGAGCAGCTTCTATGGAAGCCTGAACAGTTGCAGATATCTCTTTTTTATTGGTTATCTGTTTAATCAACTCACTTTTATATGATTCTAATCCCAATAAACTATCTTTAAGTGCAGCTACCCGAGCCTGATCAACACGAATAGCCTCTTCTAAATCTTCTCGATCTACCGTTAATCGAGCCTGCTGATTAGCTAATAACCGGGCAGTTTGCTGCTCTATATCGCTCTGGAGAGAATCAAGCTTTTTTTGGGCGGCCTGGACTTCGGCGTTCTTGTGGTTCGCTTGCTGTTCTGCTGCCGTTGCCTGCCGCTGGAGTTTGTGTAAGTCCTCCGAAAGGTTGCTCATCGGGTACCTCATTAGATTCTTTTAGGGCTTGATCTATTTGACTATTCACCGTTTGTAAGTTTCTTCCGGCAAGAATATCTTCAATGCTACCTCTCGCAATAATAATACGATTTTCTACTTCATTACGAAGGCTTGGGTCAGCCATAAGACGAGTCTTGCCTTCGCGTTGTAGTATCTCGTTCGTTAATTGTCTAATAGCAACTTGTGCATCATTACCGCGCAAATTTATCGTTTGACCAGCAGGAATAATAGTATCGTTTGTAATATGTTTACGCCCTTTAAAGTCTTTATTCTTTAAGGATAATCCATAGATTTGCTTGGCATCTGATTCACTATTTGTAAGAGTTTCAACTTTACCACTGGTATCTTTACCAATCTGAAATGGCATATTCACGGGTATATCTTGAGCTACACGAATAGCAAAATCATCAGTTAATGGATTAAGTAGCGTAACATATTCATATTCACTTGCGCCATTTAATAGTGGTTGTACATCAGTATCAATTTGTTGCGCGGCACCAGGTCCAACAACAGCCATTATTTAGCGACCTTCTCTGGTTTAGCGGTAACAGTTAGCGCCGGATCAGCTTCTTGAGATGAACTCTCTTGTGATCGTAAATCCGTAAGAACACGATATTCACCCTGTAACCGATTCATCTCAGTTAGACATTCATCAGCTGCTGCTAAATGTTGTTCCCGTTGCTCTTTTTGCTCATTAAATTTAGTAGTAGATTCTAGTATGCGGTCTTCTATATTCATAAGTGCATAATATCATAAATGTTGTAGAAAACAAAAAAGCCCCCTAAGGGACTCATTGCCGTATAGTTATACGCTATTTAACTGATTTACGGTTGAATAAACTACTCTTAGAAGATGTTTTGCTATCTTCTGGTTCATCAGCAGCGGGTACTTCAGCATCAGATGCCTCCTCAGCCTCTTTAGCTTCTAGCCGTTGCTGTGCCGCATCAAGTTCTGCTTGAGCCTCTTCAACCTTTGCTTTTGCAGCGTCTACATCTTGGTAATATGCATTAATATGTGTCATAACACTCCTTAAATAACTTCCTTTATAGTATACCTTAAAATTTACCTGACCGTCGTACGATTGAGTATAGTAGTCCTGTTTAACACCGTAGTACGGTTAAGTACTGTTACCCGATCCAAATCAGTAATACGACTAACATTAAAGAATAAAGCCGCTGAATCCCAAGCTAACTGATGTCGCGCAGGGTCCTCACTTAAGTAATAGGGAAGTATAGGATCGGTTTGTATATACTCATGGGGAACCGGATCGATCGCTTGCTCGATTACTATTCTATTCTGTAAATGAGTTAATGATGTAGCATCAGAATACTGCGTCCCTAACCATTCGGCCATATATTCATACAAAAACCATGAGCCCCCATTCTGGTAATCTCCGGTTGGGGCAGGTGGATTAAATGCAGCATCGGGTAAACCACTGCCATCAGCGTTAGATAATACTTTCATACCACCCGCTGTGTAATTGTAATCATAAAGATGATGCAAGGTATTAAGTACGATTGTCGGTGTTAGCATTCGCTCACCAAATAACTTAATACTTAAAGCTTCCCCTATAAGTACATCAGGAGATATAAGTGTCGACCCTGAATAAAAGGACATATAGCCCTGTGCAGGAACATATAATGCTCGGTATTGAGTAATAGCATTATCAACCATTGTCTGCGTAATACCTGTTGCCCCGAGCGCTAGAGCGGCTTTAAGCGTCACACAATACAAACCCTGCATATACCCACAATATGTACCGCTGGTGTATATATAGTTATCCATCCAAGTAAAACGGGGAGCAGTAGCATTAAACCGATATTGACTGCTTGTAATAAACGTAGCAATGTATGTCATACACTTGTTTACGACGGTCATATCCGCTGTAACACCCCTATGTGCTTGGTCGTTCCATTCACGAATAACATGCAACATCGTACTCTCATCGTCATATGCTGCATTAATCACTTCACTACCATTTAAGGCAGTTGGCATTTGTCCACTTACTGCTTGGAAGGTTCGAAACTTCTTTACGGTATACTCTTCAATAGCATCAGAATACGCCAAGCACGCCCAAAAAGTGTCACGCTCATACATACGTTGTGGGTATGCATGTGAGGGTCGTAACATGAGATTACCAGAACCCGCAAATATAGAGAGATTCACATATCCATCTACTAACAACATCGTATCGTATTGTGTAGCCCCAACAAATCCTTTGGCTGCAACAATGCTTAACTGGCACTGTAATATAAAGTCCGACAATGTGCCGAGAGATTTAAACAAAAACTGAGTATATGAATACGTTCTATTAGCCGTCAATGTCGTATATGCGGTACCGCCAATAGCCACACCAATACAAGATATACCTGCGCCAGCTGATCGGCGCATTACATTATAATCATTATTATTGTAGTTATTATCAGCTACACAACCATACACCGGTCCAGCCGGAGCAAGCTGTATACCAATACCAAGCGGCATATCGTTAACACCACCAGTCGTAAAGTTAGTAGTTTCGGCAGTAAATACCGCAGTAAACACCGTATTACTGTTCTGATTAACGAAGTTCACACTACCACCACTCGCATTTGTCGTAATAGTGAAAACATCTTCAACCGCATAGTCAGATACAAACCTGAAACTAAGTGTACGGGTAAATGTTACCGAACCATTCGTATTAACTGCACCAGTAAGTGTTAAAGTACTTGTGCTCGCATCATAGCTATAAGCGGTGAACCTATTAACATAGCGTACGATTGTGCTGCTTACCTGTGTCTGAAACTCATTTGTTAGTCCAAAACGCTGAAATATCTGCGTAGCACCATCACAGACGGCAGCAAAATAGCCACCTCCGGCTAAGTCATACACTTTCACATTGTAAGCGCTGACATTACCATAAGTGGCTACTAGTGCCATAAAAACCCTACGCTGCTGTGGTTAAAGCAGTCCAGGTTGTACTACCGGTCGTATTTATATATGCTCGGTCATTTGTTGTCGTACCGTCACGACGTAGATATAGCGTACCTTGAGCGGCAGCAACTGTTGGTGCACCAGTACCACAAATAATACCGAAGTTAGCAGTACTACCGATGTAGATACCCGTACGCAAGTTTCCACCTGCAGTATAGCCAACGTCTGATCGGAATGTTGCCCAACCATTACCTTTAGCATTGATGTTTACGTTTTCGTCAGTACCAGATGACACAACTCCAATGGTGACACCAGCAGCAGCAGCAGCACCGGTAATAGCGATACCGGTAGCAACAGAAGCCGTAGAAGCATTGACACGAAATACAGGGTTTGTCGTACCGGTTGGCCCAACTATTAATGCTGTAGACGAAGCAGAGGTAACAACGAATGGTGATGTGGTACCGAAGTTACTAGAACCCTTTGCGTTAATCGTAAGCGGCTCATTCGTACCTGAACTGGTTGCCGTGATCGTTACACCAGCAGCAGCAGCTCCACCCACAATATTAATACCCGTCACTACGTTAGTCGCAGAAGCATCAACATTTAATACCGGTGTTGTTGTACCTTGGCGGCCAACACTAAATGCATTCGCACTCGTAGAAGTGATTGTCTCCGCACCAATGATCTCTTGCCCTGCGGTCAGGGTGCCGGTGATGGTAACATTACCACCGAATACCGCATCATAGTTACTGCGTATACCGCGGTTAACCTTGACATATTCTATGTAGCGTTCAATAAGGTTATTTCCAACTGCCATAATTATTTACCTAGCGTTAGTACAAATGGACTGTACTTAGTCGTAACCGTTAATTCAGGTGCGTAACCGATAGCAGATACCACTGTAGCATCGACACGGATTTCAACCGCACCAGCCGTAGCATCAGATGGAATTCCTTCAGCATTCTTTGTAATAGCACCATCACTCAGGACAGATGCATAACCACCTGTCTGATTCCAGAACCAATAACCCGAAGTAATATTAATTATTGGAACACCGGCACAAGGGATAGCAACTACTGCAGTATGCTGAATTACCGTACTCTCTTGGTTTGGATAGATACCAACAACACTCGTTGTATCAAGAGCGACATTAATAGCACCAGACACACTAATGATTGTCGTATTGCTATTACCAGCAGTCGCCGCCGTATTACCCGTAATGTAATAAGTACCTTGACCTTTACCCGTACCATCAGTCACAACCAGCCAAAAGCCGATAAAAGCGTCTTGAGCAGCGGTTGTACCTAATGTTACCGTAACCTGGTTGGCATATTGTGCAACCGCAATCGAAAGCGTACGTGTTGCATAGTTAGCAGTAACAGCAACCGGCTCAGTAATCTGGCCGGCAGTTAATGCACCACCAGACTTCGCCAGAGCAAAGGTTTTACCACTTGGCGTACTTGCAACTTGACCAATTTTCTCAGCGGGTGCAACAGAACTTTGCTGATAGATGTCTTGGTCAGTAATTTGAATTGATGCAGCTAAACCCATGAGTTAATTCTCCATTCTTCCTTAATTAAGTAGTTGTTATTCCAGTAACTTTGAAGTTACGGTTAGGGTTTTCACAGTAGAATTGGCCGTACATAACGAAGATACCGACTTCAGCTAACTGGTTAACAGGCATAAGTGGCTCACGGAACTGGAAAGCTGAAACTTTGTAAGATTCATATGCACCAGCCGTAACATCTTCCTGAGTAGCGATCAGATCAAGTCCCTGGAGTTTCAAGCTCTTGAAGTAGAACCAGTTCTCGTTAAGACCGTACATTGTACCGGCAGGACACTTCTGGTCGCGAACTAGTGGTTTACCACGGAATGATACTGATGTAGCACCACCTTTAAGCCATAGAGCATCACTCTGGCTTACGTTGGATTTAACGGCAGTATTACCATCTATAAATGATCCACCTTGGCCGTCATAGCGTGCTGAAACAGTTGGTGAGAGCAGACTTTCGTAAAGACTCCAGACTGTTTGGGTAGCCATGATCACATTTGGTGTTTCTGATTCATTACCCGAGATAGTTGCAGCATCGTCAGCAGCAGCCATAACATCGAGCGATAGTACACCACCTGAAGCAGCAGTAACCGAACCGTTAATAGTTGGGAAACTCGTACGAGACAAACCAGCATAGGTTGAGGTAGAAGTACCATCATCGACAATGACATTCAAACCGTCAAAGTCGTTACCATTACCCGTACCATAGAAAATCGTACCAAGCTGCGTAATCATAGAGTTCTGCGCATATTGGTAAGAAGACTTGTAGAGATCAATCACACCACTTGGAGTAGCGTTAATAGATCGTTCAACAATCGACACACCAACAGGCTGTGCATACCCAGTTGGATACCACGTCATTTGCTGTGTGTTGTAGTCGATAGAAGTATCAAACGTTTCAGTTCCCTTGAAACTCGTACCGAGCTGAGAGTTGTTTGTAAAAATTGGCGAACTATAGCTTCGACCGTTCCAACGTTCAGGACGGCTAACTACTCGCTTCATGATTTCACTTGAACGGTTGGCCGTGTCAACAACAGAAGCGTTATAATCTTGCAGTGTAATGTTATTAACTCTGTCGTTTTGTGCAGTAGCTGACATTATGTCTCCTTATACTTATATAAAAAAATAGCCCAATACGGGCTATCCATTAGAAATACAATACAGCTAATTTTTTATAACGTCAATATTTAATCATCCCAGACAGCAGCACCACGTTTCAGAACATTTGGATTACCAACAGCTATACCTTTTGGTACATAGGTTCCTTGCTGGGCAGGGGAGACACCAGCAACTCGCGCACCAGCGACTTTACGTGCTTCACCTGCAGCTCGATGCTCTTCTTCAGCTTTCTTACTATTCGTATCAAGTTTCCATGCATTATATGCATCAACCATAGAGGTAAGCGGCTTAACTTTAGATTTAAGACGCAGTTCATTCTCTTTAACCATGTATTTCAACAGTTCAATCTGTTCTTTAACACCTGGTTGCTTTGCAATTTCTGGATCAGACCAGTCAGCATCAAGATATTTCTTCTCAATAGCAGGCATGAGGTTCTTAGATACAAGATAATCCATTTCACTCGCCATGTTATTGACTGTCTCTAGCCGTTGCTGTTCAGTTTGTGTCTGTTCTTCGTAGGTTTTCTTCTGTGTTTCCCATCGTTCACGGTCGCGATCAAGATTACGGTTCATTTTGTTCTGTTTATTAATGAAATCCATGAGTTGCTTCGGTGTTTCGAAGTTATCAGGATCATCAGCAAGCTTTTCAGCCTCTTCAGGAGTAGCAACTTTGACTGTTTTGCCATCTTTAAGAGTAACTTCAAAGGAATAATCTTCAGGAGTGAAATCACCAGGATCTTCAACCGTTACAACAGGTGTAGGATCAGCATATGCTACTTCCTCTTCATCGTCATCTTGAGTATTATCCTTTACTGGAGGTTTTGGTTGTTCTTCCTCAGCCTCTTCCCGCTTATATGGAATCGTTAGGTCATCTTCTTTAAAATCACCTTGCCATTTGGCTTGTTCAGCCTCATTAGCTGCTTTAACTTGTTCTTCGGTAGGTGCTGGTTTATTCATATAACTCCTTATTGTGTCGGCACCGGTAGAGCTGCTTGTGGAGCAGGTGCTGGAGCGTTTACAGGTTGTTGAGGCGGAGCTTGTGCCCCTGGCTGCTGCGGTGACAGTGGTTGTCCTGATTGTGACATATCTTGTCCTGGTTGTCCAGTTGCTACCGGCTGCGGTGGTTGCATACTTTCCTGTAATTGCAAACTCTGCATCATAGCGTGCTGTACCGCGATTAAGAACATCGTAATACGCTGTGCTGCTTCTGGCTTCTCACCCTGTAACTTAGCAAAACGGTTGCTTGATACGAACTTATTAAAGTAATCGAAATATGGCTGATCGTAATTGTCACGTTCTTCAGGTGTCTTGTTAGCAATAAGGAGCTGTATATCGGATTCAGCTTCACTGTTAATATCATCAGTTTTAATAGATAGCAGATACCCTTGTGGATCAAGATTACTATTAAGATACCGTTCAGCTCGCACATCAGGGTTTGGTAGGCCAAGGTCTTCCATAAGACTCTTGTAATCGATAGCATTACCAGCTTTCCACAAATCCATAGCAGTAGCACGTATACTAGCTTTATCAAGCGGTAAGGTACTGTCTGTTTGTACGCTCACCTTTACGTTGCTATCCAGCTTATCACCGTTAATAAGGATAAACTCATACTTACCGTCACCACCTTTTGTCTGGAACCAATAATCATCAGTATAATAAACTCGGAACATCTGCAACTTAATTTTATAGTAGTCTTCCATACCAAGTGCAATACAACGTACTAAGTCATCCTGCAAAGCACCTGCCTGCTGTTTAACCATTATATCGCGGCCGAGCGTGTCAGAGTTCTGTGGTTGATCACCCTTAAATTGTGCCGGTGTACCCATCATGCCATCAATTTCATTACGGTAATCATATACCGTGTTCTCTACCCATGCCCCTAGCTGGTTTGGTGCAACATTTGCTAATGCGTTAGAAACATCATCGCGATCGACACCGGCAAGTGTACGAGCTCCCTTGTTAATCAGATTACGAGCATCTTCCTGACTGAATGCTTTTTTACTGTACACCCAGCGACCATTCACATAATCGGCGTTCTCGCCAATCTGCCGTAAACGTTTATTCAACATCCGCTGCAATGGTAATGCTTGCTCTACTAAACAGGTTTCATCAATAAAGCTGTGACCAGTATTTATGTAGTTGAATGATACGTACGGTTTAGGAGGGATAGATAGCACATTTGCTTGCATTTCCTTCTTACGACTCTTCATATATACCCAGTTAGGATTAGGCATCTTATCAAGAATCAAATGCTTCTCATGAATAAACCAACACACACCTTCTTTAGGTTGCATTTTTTCATCACTATACGTAAACCAACATTCAAAGTATTCAACCATTCTCGATTGCTGTGAATAGACACCACGACGAATACTGTACGCAGTATTAATCGCATCTTTCTTATCAGGGAAGCGAGCAATAAGCTCACTGATGCTACAGCGCAGACGTTGGTATATCTTACTTGGATTCTGCAAATACCCGGCATAACGACAGATAATAATATCCTCAGGATTACATACTTCAGTAATGATGTCGCCATTCATACCTAAATTAGGATCAAACCGTAGTTTAAGATAGCCACGCTTACGGCTAATAAGATTCAATACTGCTGCTCGTACCTTCTGATCGGCTTTCTCATCAGCAGAATGTTGATACAATGCTGCACCAATATCTCGGGCACCTTTCAAATAGATTTCATCACCCTTACTAGGAGTAATTTCAGGTTTAGCAAGTTGCCCTGTTGCATAACTAAGAATTGCTCGGGCAGATGAAAATAGACGGTTGTCTTTGTACTGTACCTCACCTTTTAAGTACTTCTCATCCCCAACCTGATCACCAAGCAGGAACTGTGTATTCAATACATCTGTTTCTTGCAAGTTCCATGGTTTCTGATTCCAGTGCGAGCGATCTGCTTCCAGCGAAGTAATCAGCATCTTATCCAAGTCATCATCTGACATGGTAAGGTTTAATTCTTCGTATTCAGTATCGGCAACATGAAGGGAAGTGAAGCCTTCTTGGTAAGCATCTTGCTGCTGCGAGTAAGGGTTTGGCATGTAATTCTTATCTGTTAGAGTATTTTACATAAAAAAATAGCCACTGAGGGCTATCCTTATTGCTAGTATATCGTATTACCGAACATTAAAGAAGTAACTATACGGACAGGCAAGTCCATCAATATGCCCCTTACAATGCCGGCCAATAGCACTGTTATTAACATTCTGTGGATCATAGAAATCATCAGCTGCTAAGACTTCAAGGTTCTGTAATTCAACTACCTTAGTACCACAGTTAATACATAAGAAGTTCCAGTAACGCGGCCGATCGGTACGTTGCAATGTTATCAATAATCTATACCGATTATCCGGTACAGCCACCACTGGGGCAGCAGCTTTCTTTTCAAGGTAGATTATCTGCAAACTATTCATGAATCCAGCTCATCATAGGTATTTTGTAGTATACCACTAAAATCAACACTTACCTTCTCGCCGTCAGCAGACACATTCGTTACCTTTGCAGCAGTATCGTTAGCTGGTTCCATAAAGGTAGAATAACCGCCCATAAGCTGACTTAATGCAACACGAGCATAGAGATTAGCAAATGGATAATCTGACTGTTTACCTTCTTTCTTCATCCAGATACTGCGTACTCGGCCGTCATCCTCTTCTTTGGTTGTCCTATACAGATTCTTCCAGTGCGTTATGATATCTTCCAGTTGATGCGGTCGCTCCCTGAATAGCTGTTTACCCGTTACAATCTCGTTAGCTATAATGTCCATAGTACGCGTACGATCGGCATATACCACTTGCTCTTTCTCTTTCCACTGTACAGCACTGAGCCCGTCCAATATCTTGAAGTAACAGTTATACCAATCACTGTATTTGTTCGCCATTTGTTTCGGTATAGCAGAATAGGGGTTAGGGTCACAAACAACAACCGCATTATACATAAGCTTCAGATGTTCAATCTTATCCCATGAATCGACATAACCATGATCGAATACTCCTTGCTGTGTCATAAGTATGTAATATTGTCCACCAGCATCTTGATCTATACCCATAGCTACCCGCTGTTTAACAATGTTAGAAGGTGCACAAGCACGTAAGATAGCAGCCCGATCGACAATCATATCAGCAGGTGTATAGGCTTTACCCAGTACAAAGTTATGGAAATACTCAACAGACTTATGCTCAAACTTATCAATGATCTCAGCAGCCGTAAACCACGGGGCCATCATCTGACTGAACCAATAGCCATGTATCTCATCACGACTCGGCCACTTAGCTATCCATTCCCCATTACACCGATCAGCAGTCGACAATTCCTTATGACACTTACCACAAGCAAATATTGCTAACTCTTGATTAACGTAATGGTTATTGTCCTCACTAGCAAGAAAGTCAATATACATGTAATGGTTGCAGCGATGACACTGTATAAACCAATGATACTGGTTACTCCTGTTGTATGTATCATCTACCCCAAAGCCTACCGAACTAGGGTTACTGAACTCTCTAATCCATTTGTATTCGGAGAAGTCCAAGCGTGATTCAAACATTTCAACTACACTAGGCTTACTACGATCCTTCTCATCAATCTTTAATACATCCGCAGAAATGCTAATAGCCTGGCTCTCTGCCTGTGCACCACGGAAGTAAACGAAGTTATCCCTGAACTGTTTCAATCCCTCACTGTCCTTAGTCATATGTGACATAATGTCAGGATTATGTTGTATTATGGGATTAACCTTAGGGACAACAAAACCTTTTAATACATCGTTGGTGTGTAGGGTATGAATAACATTCAGCCGCTTATGTATTGCTAAGTGAAAGTCATCTAACAGTTCAGCTACTGTTTCACCAATCTGACTGCTCTTCTTACTTGCCTTATGCCGATGATTGTCTGCTAAATAACCAATCAGAAACCGATGAGAAGTAAACTCAATGGGTTTCTGATTTTCTGTAACAAACTTATTACCGATAATCCAAGCCACGTTACTCGCAGCCATAAGATCATTTCTGTTTAGTGTCATTCTTTACTTTGGATATGAACGTTTCAAGTACATCTGCAGTAACTGGCTGATTGAGTGCTTCACCTTTACTAGTGACATCTTGTTCGCTTTTGTCAATATAACCATGTTTAGACAACATTAGCTTACTTATCGTTGAATTGTATCTGTTGAGCATACTATTTTGCATGATTTTATTAGCTTGAGCTTGACGTAATTCCTCTAAGATGTCGGAAAAGTCATTATTTTCTTTTTCCCATTCGTATAGAGTGTCTCTTGATATGTGCAAATGTAATGCAAGCCCTTCAATGGTAGGCAACAAAGCAGTAGTACTTAAATTACTTGTTTCTTCCAAATAAGCATATGCTTTGTCAATTAGTTCTTCTGTCAAAGAACTTGGTCTACCTGTTCGTGCCATATAGACTCAATATACCATTATTCTCAGATATCACAAATTCTTCCCTAAATATTTAATTGGATCATCGGCTATGACCATTTCCTGTAGGTAGTATTCAAACTTTTTAATTGAAAAACTATAATCTCCGTTTTCATAATTACAGCTAACTCTCCATGGAGTTTCTTTAGCTTCATCCTGATCAATCTCATAACCATCACGCGCACAAACATATTTCTCTCCCCACAATGCCCGAGCAAAGTCATGACTAAATAAACTAAAATCCCAACCATGACCATCTTCATCAAAATAAACAATATAACCAGCTTTGAAATTAGGTTCTGTAAAATTATCGACAATTAATTGAAACCCACCATCCACAGCTTTCTCTATAGCCTTAATAAGTATCTGTTCGTTACTCATATCCTATTCTGCCAACTCTCCCGCTGCCCTGAAGCAACGTATTCAAACAGGTCATATTCCTCAGGCTTCTGACTACCAAATATGATCGACTGTATCTTCTCTATACGAGCAGACCAAGCAGGATTGGGTGCAGTAAGCAGACCATGTTTCATACGCCATGCAGTAACTGCCTGTTCATATGTCACCTTCTTAAGCCGGTGTGGTCCTGTTTTATCTAAAATAAATGGCATAATCATATATTATAACACGTTTTTCTTCTGTTTAGGCATTTGTTCCATCATATGCCTATCAATATCATGATAATAAATAGTACGACTCGTTCCTTTTCCCCGCAAAGGGCCTGTTGGCTCATATGCCTCAGGATTTCCATTACTTAAAAGTATCACATCCTCATTCAACTTCTCATGTAGCCACTCCGGCCGATTCTTAATGGCATTCCACTTGTCAACATCTTCAACTCTAATCCAGATATTTACTCTTGGCATTTACGCCTCCTGCTCAATCCCTAGATACTGCTCGCGAGTAATACCCCAGCCACTTGCCTGAGCCAGATCAGCATCTTTTTGCTTACCAATCTCCGGCTGTACCCATTCAATAAATTGCCGATCAGTACTTGCGTCATTCATAAACATACAATACTCAGTTCTATCTTCCATCGTATTCGTATTACCGAGTACCTTTGTAGCAAAGTTGTCTACCTGATACAATTTCGTACCTTTAATGCCAGTATGGATAAGCTTGGCTCCTAATGCGGCAAGTAAGCGATCAGGTCGAAGCATAGAGATAGCCATCGTACGCTCATCAGCATTCTCTATTTGCATGATGTCTGACATATTCATCTGCTGTCCGACAATCTTAGTCCATAGGTCTTCTTTAAATGCTTGACCATGCAAATACCACAACTTATAACCATCACGCCATTCAATTGCCGGTTTCTGATCATTATGCAAACGTCCCTGCTCATCACGACGAATTGCTGACGGCCGACGACAAACAATAGCATAATCTGTTAAGAAAATAGCAAAGAATACACCACTTTGTAAGTAGTCTAAGTATTTTTTAAGTCCTTCGTGCTGTGTAACACCTAATTGATACCAGAAATCATAAAATGAACACCAGCCTGAGGCCCATCCAAGAGACTCATAAGCATAGGTAAACACTTCTTTCTTTTGGTCGCTAACTTGGCCGCGAACTTGGCCGCTAACTTGGCCGCTAACTTGGTCGTAAACTTGGTCGCTAACTTGGCCGCTAACTTGGCCGCGAACTTGGCCGCTAACTTGGCCGCTAACTTGGTCGTAAACTTGGTCGCTAACTTGGCCGCTAACTTGGCCGCTAACTTGGCCGCGAACTTGGCCGCTAACTTGGCCGCTAACTTGGTCGTAAACTTGGTCGCTAACTTGGCCGCTAACTTGGCCGCTAACTTGGCCG